TAAAAGAAGCCGCTAACAACCTGTCGGAAATTTGCGGCCTCGATCGCGACTCCGCTTAATCGTGCTGGAGCTTTTCAGCGTACTGCTCGTACAACCCGGTGTAGGTGGCATGTAGTGGATGCTCCGGATTATCCCGGCCATCCATAAAGAACAACTTGTCCAAAAATCGCTGACGTGCATCTTGCACTTTAATTTCCAGCACAGCCTGTTCAGTTTCTTTCATTTTTGAGTGCCTTGAGTTTGCGCAGGCGCTCGCTTTCGGCGCCGTTGTACGACTTGGACAGCGGCCTGAGTTTAGCCGGCGTCTCTGGAACTTCCACCAAGCAACCTGGGTAGCGGTTCCGAGCAAAGGCTAACGCCTGCCTCAAGGACTCTGCGCGGATCATATCCCGCAGCGGCCCCTGCCCTGGCAACCAGATCTGCAACTCGAAGTAGTCGAGCTTTTTACCTTCAAGCACGGCAGGCGCTCCAGCTTTTCGGGTAGGCGGGCTCTTCAACAGTGTGCACAAAAACCTCGCTATTGCAGCGCCGACAAACAATTCGAGCAGCACTGATAGCCCGCTCGTAAGTAACCCAAGAACAAGCGTCATCAGCATTCTGAGTAAAAGCCATCCACTCGTTTGACGAGTAAACCGCCGCAACGAACTGGGACCCAACCTTCAAAACAAAGCGCGTCACGGAACTCCCGCGAGACTACTGTGCAAGCCTAACCGCCGACCCCACCCCAAGTCAGACTTACAACGATTTACAACTAAGTCTCATGCGTCTACTTGCGTCTCTTGCTTGGAGCGCTGGCGTCCTTCTACCCGCCGCTTTACCGAGTCTGCCCATGCTGCACGATCCGCCGCTTCAGCCGCCTTGTAGTCCGACACCGACACAGCTTTCTCCAGCATGGTGTACACCATTTCCCGCATCAGCGCCGTTGTGCGCTTGCCTTCCTTTGCGGCCAACCTCTCCAGCAGCTGGTACCGATGCTGGTCGACCAGCAACTGGCAATACAGCTTCCGTCCGTGCTGCAGGGGCATAGCAAACCGTCTACTCTGCTACACAATAGCACTACCAACGCACTGGGGCGTCCACGTACTTGCGCCAGCCATTGGCCTGCGCCATCCGCGCCCCACCCCTTTGCTTGGCACAACCAGCCCGGATACCACGTGCCCACTCCAAAAAGGCAGCAGCCCTATGGAGATCAGCGGTTTTTGCCCGCTTAATCTCGTCATAGAGCCACTGGAGCACCAATTCCCGACCAGTTTTCGGCACTACGTCACCAGTCACCTTCCTTAGTGAGTCTGACCATCCGCAAACCCGGCCACAACTCCCGGATGGTGTGATGCGCATGGGTCATGCTGTCCGCCATGATCGCGGCTTTCTGGAGCAGCCCACCAGGCGTCCGCAACAACGCCACATAATTACAAGGTGCGTACTTCATTTTGCCTCCGCCCAAGTCATGCCGATATTGGCATCTGCAAGTGGTGGCACATCATCCAACCACTCAGCTTCGGCCTCTTCCATCGTTGCCTTCAACTGATGCGCCCAAATATCGGCATGTTCTTCACGCACCAGCAAGATAATTTCGTCGTGCACGACGCCAGCTAGGCGCACAACTTCCTCCCCGTCTGCCTGGAGCAGCGGCCACAACTTACCGAGCGTGCGCTTAAGCACCGCCGCACCAGCCCCTTGGATTGGAGTGTTGCAGCGAATCGTGAGCGAATTGTGATCGCCGTAAAGAAGCCTCCGCAACCCGGAGTGACGAATCTTGATCGCGGCATTTCCTTTAGCCGCATTAGCAGCTGCAGCATTTTCACGCTGCCATTTGCTGATCCCTTTATAAGCAGCGTGGAATTTTTTCCGCACGTTTTCCGCTTCAGTAATATCCATTTGTATGCCCATGCCAGCTGCATAGTTTCTGAGTCCTTTTGCACCGCTTCCATATAACAATCCGAAGTTGGCTGATTTACTAACTTGGCGCTGATCTTTTGTGACTTCATCTGCTGAAACGCCATAAATCTGCATTGCTGTCAGTGTGTGCAAGTCCGTCCCAGCCTGGAACGCTTGGATCATCAGCTCATCCTGAGCTTCGGCTGCCGCCAGCCTCAACTCCATCTGCGCGTAATCCGCCACTACCAGTCTCCATCCATCTGGCGCCTTGACGCACTCCCTAAACCTTGAATCTCTTGGAATTTGCTGCAGGTTGGGACTCATGCAACTCATGCGCCCTGTGTCAGCCCCCAACTGGAGGTAACTAGCCTTGATGTAGCCACTGGCACCCAGGTGCTTCAAGAGCGATTCGACCATCTGGCGCCGCTTCTCAATCCGCTTCCAAGCCAGGTAATCCGCAACCACAGGATGATCAGCCACGTACTCACGCAACACCAGCTTGCTGGCACTGGGCTTCCCATCTGCCGTCACTGGTGCATTACCAAGTAATGCAGTAAAGACATCCAGCAATTGCTTGGGGCTGTTCAGGTTGAAACCTGCCTCAACCCGATCGCCACCCCGTGCTGTTCCAGTGGCCTTGGCGTTGGTGTTTAGACGCCCATCAGCAAACCTCGGCAGTTTCTTGTCTTCCGGCAATGCCTGATCCAAAGCAACCAGAAACTCCTCACCTCGCGTCCGATGCTGGAGCGTCAGCTCACGCTGGAGCGTTTCTAATCCGTTGCGATCAAACGGCAGGCCGGTTCGCCAAAGCTGCGCCATCGCCGGCAACGCCCGACACTCCAAAAACCAAGCCCGATGCAGATTCGCCTCTGCCATCCGCTGGTTAATCGGCCCATCCATCTGGATCAACAGCTGCACGTCCTTTGCCGCGTATTCCAGCTGTCCTTGGGTCAAATCGCCCGACCAGTCACTCTTCTGCTCTTCCTTAGAGATCTCCTCCTTCAGATAACGTTTTACAACAGTCTGCAGACCGTGCTTTACGTTCGGCTGTCCATTGGTAAGGATCCGGCTAGCCAGCATGGTGCACAAGACCTCCCCATTGGGATAGATCTCGTGCTCCTGCAGCCAACCCAAGTCGAACACCGCATTGTGCGCCAGCCAGTAACGCTTCTGCGCAAAGAACTCCTCGATGTCCACCCACTGGTGATCCTCCAGCTCCCAGCAGTCAATGACCACCGGATCCCGATCCAGCGCGGCCAACTGCAATAACCGCAACCCGCCGAATGTCGGCTGGAGCCCAGTCGTCTCACAGTCAAACGCCACAGTCGTGGCATTGGCGAGCGACCGAAGGTGCTCGATCCCTTGTAAAAAACGCATTGTTCAGTGCCTCAAACGTGCATTTGCATCAAAAACCGTCTCAGCTGTGCATTTGCACATGCTGTACCCAAGCCGCCTGGTGCATCTCGGCCATAGTGATCGGCGGCTCAGCAGGGCAGAGATCTTCGTCGCCAGGCTCCCATTCGATTACGGCAATGAGATCTTTGAGAATCGGCTGGAGTTCATCCTCAAGAAGGTTCATCACATCCATCGGGATGTGTGCATCCATCTGATGCCGGGAGCCATCCCGCTTGATGATGACATCCAGCTTGCCTTTGAACTCAGCGACAAGCGTGGAAACCTTGTAAAAGTCAGACATGGAGGCCTCAGGTGGGGCGACAACTCACTTACTGTACTACACAACAACCGCTTTGCACCGCCGGGCTGTTGTAAATCTTCACACTCGCAGGTAGGGCTTTTTGCCTTCCCACCGCAGCTGGTAGGGCGAGATCAGCTCTTCCGCCCACTGGAGCGTGTACCACTTGTGCCCGCAGGCGCGGCAAACCCGCCGCCGGACAATCCGCCCATCCGGATCCTGGTTGGTCATTAGCACGTAGCTCATCTTGCTGGAGCACTCCGGGCAAGGCGTATGCACAGCGGGCATAACTACTCGCCTGCTGCGTTGTACGCGGCAACCTCGGCAGCCAGATCACGCTCCAAGCAAAGCCGATTCTGCGTGTGAAACGACTGGGTCTTGGAGCCATCCCATAACACAGCAACGTAAGGCACCCGCGAGCCACGCGCATTGGTGCGGTAGATGGTAGCCATCACGGTGCCATATCGCTGCGTAAAGAACGGCTGGATCCGCTGCTTGGTCTCGGCGCTGTAAGTCAGCACCATGCGTTTCTTGGGTTTCTCGGCTACACGATCACCGTTCATAAAGCGTGGATCTTTTTGTTTTCTAAGCATTTTTTGTTGAAACACGGTTGCGTACATTGGACATTGCATCAGACCGGAACTGCTTGCAGGTGTCCTCCAGGTCTTGGGCCAGAACTGCAGCCGAACGCAGCAGCGTTGTAAGCGTCACCGGCTTCATGTCACGATCCGTCGCATAGCGAATGGCATGACGAAAACCCTGGCTGATGTTGCCGCCGCCAAGTTTGCGGGCAGCTTCGATCTCCTCGCGGCTCATGCGAATGTTGACCGTGAAGTTACGACCGCGCTGCGTTGGTATGCGCGGGCTAGGCATTGCCCTCCAGCTCGGCGGCAATGGCGAGAAAATGAGCGCGAATGGCGTGATGTGCGGCGAACACGCCTGCATCAGCGTCGGTGTCACCTAATGGCGTGTTCATCTGCACCTGATCCGCAGCAGCTCGCAAGGCGGCGGCTATACCAGATCTAAAGCGTTGGTGAGTGGCATCAGACCACGCATTAGTTGCGGAAGCATTAGCGACATCCAGCACCCTCTGCGCGGCGGGGGAGAGGTCAGTCATCGTCATCCGGCAACTTTGCAATCAAGCGCTCCAGATACCAACGAGCTTTCATCAAATCCTGCCGTGGATCATCTTTACACCAGCAGCGCTCAACATACTTAAGCACCTGCCACTGCAGACCTCCCAAAACGGGATCTGGCGCAAACTGCACAGCATCCTCAATTTTGTCAATCACCTCAAACTGACGCATCCCACTGGCGTAATGCGTGGGATGGTTGACTGGATCGTTCATTGAAAATACCCCTTGGATTGTTGAACAGTGCCGTCGTTTTGGTAGTGCCCACGCGCTGCATAAGTAAGTTGCGGTACTTCTGCTAAGCGGTGAACTACGAGCTGCCCAATGCGCATCCCATGCCAAATCGGAATCGGATGGAACCGCCTGATGTTGCTCAGCTCCAGTGTCAAGATCCCGGAAAATCCGCTGTCTGCAAATCCGGCCAAGCTGTGCTCAATCCCTTCCCTGGCACGGGAAGACTTGAGCATGAACTGCACCGCGCAGTCATCAGGCACCGTGATGCGCTCCAGTGTTGCCGCAAGCAAAAACTCACCCGGCGCCATGAAGTACGGCGACTCCTGACTGGTGTCCCCGATGCTGACCTGCTGGAACTCAGTCGCAAGCTGAGTCTCAAACAAGATCGTCGGCCCCAGTCGTACATCCAGCGAACAGGGATTTACCAGTGCTGGGTCGTACTGATCGACAAGGCCCTGTTTGCACAGGGCCGCAATTTGCGAATCACACAAAATCATCAGCTATGGAGCGTGACAACGTTGGATACAGCCGGCTCGACATGTTTCCAGGTCTTGCCGTACTTGATGCAGTTGATCGTGGTGGGATGCACCCCGTACCGCTTAGCCAGCTTGACTGCAGATAACTCCTTGGCGATCAAGATGCGCTTGATCTCCCGTACATCTGCCTCACGCAGCATCTCCCGCTTCTTGTGGCGAGACACACGAGTCTTAGGTTGAGACTGGGGCTGCTTGACGGTTTTGACGGTTTCCGAAGTTTTTTGCTCCAGTTCGAGGGTGACGGTCTGGGCGCAGCCGACGATCCGCGTCAGGTTCTGAATGATGTCAGACGCTGCCTGGATATTGGTCAGCAGATCGTGGGTTTCTTTGTCAGAGAGAAGAGTGAGCATGAGAGTTGGTTGAACGTTGTGCAGTGTAGTACTCAATCAGCCTGTTTGGCATAAGCCCGTTGAATCGCAATAAGAGTCTCAGCTGGGACACTGAGAATCTCGAAGAGCGCCAGGGCGGCTAGGCGGTCAGGCGTAACAGTGTCAGCAGCGGCAAGAGTGTCAGAAACTCGCCGATGAAGCTGACAGAGGTTGCGTGGGGCGACCCACGTCGAGTCGCCCGGTATCGGCTCCGTGCCGTAGCCCCAGTCGTCGTAATCCTCCTCATTCCGCGTCGTCCTCGCCAAAGTCGTAGAGATCGGACTGGTCCACCACCTCCCAGTTCTCGATTCGGTCCTCGAACATGCGCCGGAGTCCTGCATCGGTAGCTGGAATTACGTCTTCATCACAAAAGTAGAAGGAGCCTCGGCACACGGCAGGCCCCCATTCGGCCGGCTCTTCCATGGTGGGCGGATGCACCACGACCACATCATCGACCAGGGCCTCGACATGGCACGTCCCATCCACCCCAAAAGAAAGGTCCAACACTTCGAGAACATCAGCCACGGCTCACCTCCTCAACACGATGGCCGGTCAACTGCTCCATCCACGTGTCCCAGCTCATCTTGAGCCATTGCTCCATGTCCTCCA